CGAACACCATGATCTTGCTGCAAGGATTCGCGAACCAAGTGCCTCCGTTCCCGATGATTGCCCTGCCTGCCTTGGGGAAGAGTGTGTTGATTGCGAAGCTTTTGCCTGTTCCCGGAGGACCAACCATGGTGATGATCTTCAGTTTAGGTCTGTAAGGTCCCAGGAGGTCTGCTGTGATCGCGTTGTAGGCTGCCATGAACCCAGGACGTGCAAGTACTTGTGAGTCGATCTCTGCTGCTGGCCTGAACTTCTTCTTCAGTTCATCCACTTCTTCGATGAGCTTCTCCTCTAGATCCTCTCTGCTCCTCCTCCTCTGACACTCCTTGAGAGTCCCCCACCGCCACCTGTAGGAGCCTGGAGGATGTGTCTCTGGCTTCATGCAGTACTGTGCAGCCTCTACATCCGTGCCCCGTGTCTTCTCCCAATGTGCCCTGCTGTTGAAGTTACTCTTGAGCCAAGTGAGTCTGTTCCTGCGCTTTAGGATGACAAAGCCCTGGTAGTGTGGAGTGCCTTGCTCGCCTATCTCGTACTGCACTGCGAGGAAGTCAAACTGCTCCTGATGCTCTGCGTCTTCCCAGAACATGTCGTCGTCCGTAGGGTTGTTGATGGTGAAGCACCACCGCTTAGCTGCACCGTCTCTTGTCGTCATTGTTGCTCGGTCATTCATGGAAAGAAAAGAGTGTTTAGGTTTAGGAAAGAAAGGAACACCACTCCTTAAATGCTGGTTTTGCCGCACTTTTTTCGCTGCATGCACCCAATTATGGCATGGAAGCTGTAACATTTCAACTGTCCATCCCCTCATTTAAACCCTCTCCTTGTTGTTTCTCCTTCTGATTTTTATCTCCTAGCGTCTTTGTGAGTGAGTGAACGCCTCTTCAAATGCCTACCTACGTGTACAAGTACAGACGCCGCTATGGTCGTCGCTACTCGCGTTATCGTCGCTATGGTTCGTACTCTCGCTACCGCCGTCGCCGCTATGGTACGTCGTCTACTGCGTCGAATCGTGGCCGAATCCGCGTCCGCGTCCCCGTGCAGAAAGTGATCTCGTGTCCAGTAGAATCTGGTGAATACGACTCTAAAATTATCACGAGTCATCCCTGGTACCAGTCGTCTGATGCCGACATTTCCACCAATCCTTATGGTGTGTGTTCTGCTGTTTCATCTCCATTGTATCGTGCGTACACTGGCTTGTATGATCAGGTTAAGTGTGATGGTGTTGTGTCAAGGATTAGTATGGTAACTGCCATTGGTGCATCTGGCCTCCCTGCTGTGCAAGTTGTGTCTGCTTATGATCGTTTGGGCAACAAGAATGAGGTGCGCAACGTCGACCTCCTCGACGTCGCTGGCCTCTTCGATTATTCGAGTGCTAGTATCGTCAGTGCTATCAATAACAGTGTAGCGAAGACATCTCGTTCCTGTTGGGCATCTGATATCCAAGAGAGGACTGTTTTCCATGACTGTTCTGTTGGTCCTGGTTCTCTTGCTGCCACTGTTGATTTAGACTTCAATTCGAATGCTTCCAAGGTCGGATACTTCTCTCCTCTTCTGCTGGTCGGACTTCGTCTTGCCGCTGCTCCTACTAGTGACATTGTTGTTCAGGTTCTCATTGAACAGACATACTACTTCACCTTCCGTAACCCCAAGTATGGTGGTAGTTCCACTTCTACTGTCACCACGCGTTCTGCCGCTGTTGAAAGTGTTTCAGGTGTTCCTCTGATGACCCAGCGTAGCGATACTCGTACTCTAGACACTGAAGGTGACATGGATGATGCTGGTGGACTAGATGATGAAGACGCTGCTGCTGCTGCTCCTGCTGCCCGTGTGGCGCGTACCACACCCCTCTCTGCTCTATGGGATCGTTCCCGTGCACCACGCTCTTAATGTTAAATTTAAGTGAAATCTCGCAGAAAACTCGATGAAATCTCCGTGAAATTTAGGATTAGGGTTTAGGATTAGGGTAAGGGATATAAAATTAGAGAAATTAGCAGGACCAAGCCCACGCCATTAGATTAGGAACGTGAAGGTGAGTGACGCAAGCCATGAGTCCAGCGAGACTTAGTGACCCACGTGGGAGAGTGTGCTGCGATGGTACCGCGATGACGTCACGGATGGTACCAAGTCATTATATCAGTACCAGTACCATGATTAACTAAGGGCCGGTGCAGTATTACCGGCCCTGACGTTAATCTGTGATGAACCCGTCCAAGTCGTCCTCCTCCTCCTCGATGTCCTCGTCGGTGAGCACATCTTGTGCTGAAATGCCGCAGGCACCCATGAGCTGTTGCATGAACCAGTTGCGAGTGCTGTCAAGCCAAGGCTTCGTGATTGCTCCAGGCTGAGCAGGCTCCAGGTATGTCCCGCAGGTTCTGCAGATGGTGTTGTTCCCGTTCTTGAAGCCAAGCCTGTCCCAGAGTGCAAGGAGTGCGTCCGTCCTCTTCCCACCTGACTCCTCGTCCTTGTACCAGCCGTCAGGCCTTGTGTTGCTGGTTATGATGACTGTCTCGTACATTGCTGGCCTCATCCCGCCCTTGACCTCCAGTGCCATAGGATAGGGATCAAGGTACTTGAGCATCTTCTGCAGTTGGATTTGCCCTGCAAACTCTTCGAACACCATGATCTTGCTGCAAGGATTCGCGAACCAAGTGCCTCCGT